GAGTCTTACTACTATTCGAATAACTGGGAAGACACACGTAATTATACACCTGAAAGAATACCTGCTTTTGGATTTGGAAAAGAGAAGGTGGAAATACTAATCGTTCAGCCTTACTCTGTAGGGATGAAATACTTTAGCTACGTAGACTACCAAGGTGGTATCCCTTACGCAGTTTTAGAAGAAGAGATTTCTAACTATCTTATAAATGAGGTTCAGCGTGGTTTTAGTGGTCGTATTGTAGTTAACTTTAATAACGGAGTTCCTACACCTGAAGAGCAAGACATAATCAAAAGTAAGGTTTTAAGCCAACTTTCAGGAACAGACGGACACAAAGTAATCGTAGCATTTAATAACAACTCTGAAAGCAAGACTACAGTAGATGCTATGCCTGTTAACGATGCACCAGACTTATATAATCAACTGAGTGAAGAGTGTATGCGCAAGATCATGCTATCTCATAACGTTACTTCACCGCTTCTTTTTGGTATTGCTTCAACAAATGGATTTAGTTCAAACGCTGATGAGTTACAAAACTCATTTATTCTATTTGACAACTTAGTTATTAGACCTAAGCAAGAAGTAATATTAGATGCTATTGATAAAGTTTTATCATATAATGGAGTTAGCCTTAATCTATTCTTTAGAACTCTTAAACCACTTGAATTTAATGACCTTGAGAATGCGCAAACGCAAGAACAAATAATTGAGCAAACAGGTACAGAACTATCTAAACACGGAGAAGCTACAGACGAAGAGTTAGATGTACTATTAAATGACCTCGAGGGAGAAGTATTAGGAGACGAATGGGAGCGTGTTACAGAGCGTGAAGTAAAGTCGGATAACATAAGTACTGAGGAATGGGTAAATAATGCGTTAAACCCAAAGAAAAGCGTATTAGCGAAACTTGCTTCTGTAATTAAATCAGAGCCGAGTAGAGAATCTAATTTGGACAAGTCAGTATACAAGGTTCGTTATGAATATTCAGAGCGTTATTCCAAGCCTAATTCAAGGGATTTCTGTAAGAAAATGATGGCACGTACTAATTCAGGAGTTGTTTATCGTTTAGAAGATATTGATAAGGCAAGTAGAGCTGGAGTTAATAAAGAATTAGGACATAAAGGACAGGCATACGATTTGTTTAAATTCAAAGGTGGCGTTAACTGCTCACACTATTGGAAAGAGATTCTTTATAAACTAAAGAAAAAGGATGGAAAATATGTTGAAGATAAATCTTTAAGCTCTTCAAATGAGGTTAGCTCTATACCTAAATCTTATAAACCAAGACCAAATGGCAACGCTCAGAGCAAAGTAGCACCTATTGATATGCCAAATAACGGACATCACCCTAATTACGGAAAATAATGGCAGAGGCTTTATTAATAACGAGAACAGACATAGTTAAGTTTACTGCGGTAAATGGTAACGTTGATACAGATAAATTTATTCAGTTTGTAAAGATAGCTCAAGATGTACACGTTCAGTCTATCTTAGGAACTGATCTACTAAACAAGATTAAATCTGACATAGTAGCGAGTACTTTAAGTGGCAACTATCTTTCTTTACTTACAAACTATGTTAAGCCTATGCTTATACATTGGGCAATGGTTGAATATTTGCCTTTCGCAGCGTATACAATAGCGAATAAAGGTGTATATAAACACGAATCTGAAAACTCTACTACAGTAGATAAAGTAGAAGTTGATTTTTTAATTGAAAAGCAGAGACAGATAGCTCAACACTATACACAACGTTTTGTTGATTATATGAGTTTTAATATGAATTTATTTCCTGAGTACAATTCAAATTCTAACGGGGATATGTACCCAAGAACGGACAATAACTTTTTAGGCTGGGTTCTATGAAGAATTACAAACCGAAAGACAACAATATAACAAAGTTAAAGTTATACTTACAAAAGCAAAAAGAAGATGCCAAACGAGATAGGCTGGGGAGCAGCAGTAAGTAACTTAATTGGATGGGGTAAAGCAAGTGAAGACGGAGACAACTTTATAGATGAATCTGCTCTTGAATTATTTGAAACAGAAATAAATGAGTTTTTATTGACTCAATCCCCAACATTTGCAGATAACGGATGGGGCGAAATGTACGATTATTCATATTGGGGTGATACAATCCCTGAAAGATAAAAAATGAAAAGATGGCAGAAAAGAAATTTTCACAATTAACGGCAAAAGGTGCAACGATAGCAGACACGGATTTAGTAGCTATTTCGGAAAGCGCAGGAGGTGGTTCTTATGTAAGTAAAAGCGTAACAGGTGCAAATATCAAAGCATTGGTTACAGATGCTAACCTTACTACCACCGACATTACTACAAACAACGTAAGTACAACAAAACACGGATTTGCGCCAAAATTACCAGGCAACACCACTACATTTTTAAGAGGTGATGGTACTTACGCTACACCTGCAAGTGGCGGCCTAACAGAATTCACTGAGGCAGAAACTACAGCAGCACCAAATGCAACTGTACCTGTTAACTCATTAACTCCAGTAACTGCTGCTACTAACGCAGATATAGCAATAGTTCCTAAAGGTACTGGAGCTTTTTTAACATCTATTCCTGATAATACTGCAACGGGTGGAAATAAGAGGGGAGCTAATGCAACAGATTTACAAACTGCTAGAACAGCTGCTGGTCAAGTAGCAAGTGGTGTTTATTCTTTTGCAGCAGGAAGATGGAATACTGTGAGTGGTGATTCATCTGCTGCTTTAGGTGTTCAAAATACAGTAAGTGGAGGTTTAGGGGCATTTGCTACTGGATATTTATCTACAGCAAGTAATTCTTATTCAACTGCTCACGGACAATCTACGGCAAGTGGAGTAGCATCATTTGCAACAGGATCAAATTGCATTGCAAGTGGTGCAAATTCAGTAGCATTAGGAACGTCGAATACAGCTTCTTCTGATAACGCTGTAGCATTAGGTAATAATTGTGTATCAAATGGGGTTAACTCAACGGCAATGGGTTATTATGCTCATACTTTTGGATTAAAAGGAAGATGGGCTACGTGTCAAATTAATACAGTATCTGGCGATGCTCAAAAATCTATATTTATTTTAAGTATTAGGACCACTGATACAACAGCAACTACGTTAACTTCAGGTTTTGGTTCTGGTTCACCATCGGCTACAAACCAAGTAATTCTATCTAATCAATCAGCATACAGATTCAAAGGAACTATTGTGGGCAAGCAATCAGGTAGTGTGAACGCTGCAGTTTGGGATATAGACGGATTCCTTGTGAGAGGTGCAAATGCAGCAGCTACTACATTGAACGTTTCTAACGTTACTTTGGTTCAAAATACACCAGCTTGGGGTACACCAACACTAGCAGCAGATACAACTAACGGAGGTCTTAGAGTACAAGTAATAGGAGCAGCAACTACTAATATTCAGTGGACTTGCACAATAGAAACAACAGAAGTAATTTACGCTTAATTAAAATAAAATGTACAATACATTACACATATTTGGTTACGGAGAATGCCAAGTAATAACAGACACAGAGAACAAGAAAGTATCAACTGACCTATGCCCATCAGCGCAAGCTGTAGTCGATATGATCTATGCTTTGAAGCCTGAAGGTAATACAGCAGGTACAGACTATCAAAATGTAACTATTATAAAAGATATATATGGAAGTTACAGCGCAATAGATGGGTCTTTCAGAGTTGATTATTCAGAGTTGGATGTTGCATTGATTGATCAATTAGTAGAAGAAATACAAAGCGCATAAGTGATGACTGCCATAGCAATAGTAGAAGCTACTAAAAAGAACGGTATTTCGGTGCTTTTAGCATCTGCTTTGTTTTGGCTTAATGGGCGTTTGAATAATATTGAGGAAAAATATGCAGCCGTAGAAATGCGGCTTTATGACTGTTTAGAAGATAAATTACAATCTTCATCTGTAAATCATAATGTAAAAAAAGAATATATTTACGCAATACTACCGAAAGAAGAAAACTATGGAAGGATTAAAAGAAAGATGGAAAGCAAAAACTCCTGAGTTCTGGAAGAAAGTGCAAAAAGTTGGGATCATTGCAGGAGTTATAGGTGGTGCTTTACTTAGCTCACCTATTAGCTTACCAACAGCAATAGCTACAGGAGCAACTTATTTAGTTGTGATAGGAACAACTACAGCAACACTAAGCCAACTTACCAAAGAGTAACTTACCAAACAGTAACCTATGAATTTATCTAAACACGTAACACGTGCGGAATTTGAACGCAGTGAAACAGCCATAAATCATGGCATCCCTAATTTTATGAATGAATTTGAAATTCAAAGAGCTATATTGTTATGTCAAAATGTATTTGAGCCTATACGTGCTTATGTTGGCAGACCTATACGAATAAACTCAGGCTTTAGAAGTGCAGCATTAAATAGGAGAATAGGCGGAAGCAGAAGTTCTCAGCATACTTTAGGTGAAGCTGTGGATTTAGATTTGCATGATAGGGACTTATTTGAGTGGATTTTGGATAAC